CTATTAGGAGGCTCATATGGCTGACGAGCCTATTTCTGCGAAAGATGTAAAGAGTAAAACCGATGCTTCACGAATAATATACTATCATCAGGACAATTGGAGCAACTTTTTTGCTGGATTGAACGGCACGAAAGACAAGAGTAAGTATACTGAGTATGGCACCCTCACCCTTATCCAAGATGAGGAACTCGGCAACATTTATATGGGCGACGGGCTTGGTGGTCGTATCATAGACATTGTTGCTGACGATATGACCCGAGAGTGGGTTTCGTTGGAAGGGGCCGGGGCTACGAAGCTTGAGGCGGAATTTGTTCGTTTGGATGCTGAGGAAAAGATCAACGAAGCCTTGAAGTGGCAACGGTTGTACGGTGGATCGTTGTTGGTCATGGGTATCATGGATGGGCAAACTCCCGATAAGAAACTCAACCCTAATCGTATTCGGAGTATCGAGTATCTCAAGGTTTTCGATAAGACTGCTATTATGTTGGGAGAGAGTACATTTGATACCGATTTAAATTCCCCCACGTTTGGGCAGGTATTGGTTTACAAGATTCAGTATTCCGTTGGGCAGGAACAGAAAACCCAGATGGTGCATGCTTCGCGGTGTATCCCCTTTTTCAATGATCCTATACCCACTTACATGAAGAGTCATGTTGATTACGCTGCCCGATATTGGGGAATGTCTTCTTTACAACGCATTTATGAAGACCTTCGTGATTTGGGTGGGGTTACCCAATCAACAGTCAATATCCTTTATGAATTTATCGTTGGTAAATATAAACTGACGCATCTTTCTGAGATGCTTGCCGAGGGACAGGAACGGTTGCTGGTCGAGCGAATGCAGATCATGGAGATGAGCAAGAGCATCTTGAATGCAATTCTGTTGGATCAGGATGAAGAGTATACCCGAGACTACGCTACGGTTGCGGGGCTTCCTGAAGTCATTGACCGTTTCATGCTGAAGCTTTCAGGTTCCACTAGCATCCCGGTTACTCGATTGTTTGGCCGTTCGCCTGCAGGCTTGAATGCTACTGGTGAAAACGACCTTCGAAACTATTACGATTTGATCGAGGCCAATCAGCGTAATAGGCTCATGCCTCAGATTCGTCGTTTGGCGAATATCCTTTGCAAGTTCTTGGGGGTACAAGTTCCCAAGATCACCTTCAACAGCCTGTATCAGTTGGACGAGAAGGAAAAGGCAGAAGTCACCAAGTTGGAAGCTGAGACAGCCAAGATTGAGGCAGAGACTGAGAAGGTCTATGTGGATATTGATGTTACCAATGCCGAAGAGTTGCGTATCAAGAAGGGACTGCAATCTCCCAATCCTGTTGCGGCTGGGAATCCCGGGGAACCCAAAGTTCCTGCCGTCAAGAAGCCTGTCAGGGTTGCCCAAGGTAAGAAATAAATGAATCGCCAGAATGAATTCCAACTTCTTCTGAAACTGCATAGGCAGCAGTTGTCTAAGACAGAGAAGAGTCGTGTTCCCAAGCCCTTGATTACCCAATACCCCGTTTCGTATGAGTATGACTACTTCATGATGATCCAAGCAATCCAGAATCAGTTCATCGAGAAGGCATTAGCAAAGATACGGGGTAAGCTGAAGTCTTGGTTGCATATGGATTCATTTGGTGACGACATAAACAATTACAAGAATGAGATGGATGAGGAACTGGTGACTTTGTATGGGGCTACATTCTTTTGGGGTAGTCGATTTGTGGAAGACCTGAAAAAGATTGCCTCTAATATTTATGGTTTTGACAAAGAACAGTGGAATCGTCAACTTAGTCATATACTGGGGATGTCGTGGGCTACGGTTGATGATTGGTGGTTGCGTGTCCAAGAACAATGGGTGCAGATTAACTACCAACTGATTCGAAATTTATCCATTGAATTTATAAATAAAACAAATGTATTACTGACCACCGCTATTCAGTCAATGTGGAATTATAAAGAGATAGATGAGGCGCTCATAAAACTTTTCAACGTTTTCCTTGGGTATCGCAGTTCGTTGATTGCCCGTGATCAGACAGGGAACCTAAATGCGGCTATTTGGGCTAATCAGTATGCCGAGATTGGGTTGGATGAGTACATTTGGCATACTTGGCAGGATGAGCGAGTGCGCGGGAATCCCACAGGTAAGTATCCCAAGGCTGTACCTTCTCACTTCGTGATGCATGGATTGACGATGAAATGGTCGGATATGTCTGTGTTCTCTCCTGATAACGGGGTTACATGGAAACCCAAGCAGGGTATCCAAGAACCCCTTCACGTTGGCATGGCTATTGCCTGCCGCTGCACACCCCTACCTTCGTGGGGTTCAGCGATTGCAAAAGCAGATGCGACATAAGGAAGTCCTATGAAAGCATCCCAACAGTTAATGCGGATTATCCGCGAAGAAATTGAGGCTATTGATTTTGGTGTGGTTAAGATTACGGTAAACAAAGACGGCCCGTATACCGAAATCAGCACTGAACGGAAAACGAGAATAGCCAAAACTTCAGACGAACCCCCGTATCATCAGGGCTGAGTCGAAAACCTGTCTCTACTTGACTTTTTTAAAAGAGTCAGATATAGTGACTTTCGTGTTTTAACGCGCAGATAGAGGTGGTGTATCGTGGGTGTGAACAGGCTTGACCAAGTAGAAGTTCCCGAATGGTTAGCTTCCAAGTTTATGATCACCCCCGAAGGTCATTTGGTTGGTCGTGCGACGATTACGAATATCGGAGTTTTCACTTATTTGCGTGGTGACGGAACGGTTGTTAGGGAGTTGCGTAGTCCGAAAGAAGTGTTCAAGGCGGAATCGCTGGCGACACTTGCGGGAATGCCGATTGTCAATGGTCACCCTAAAGAAAAAGTGACTGCGGATAACATCTCCCAGTATCAAGTGGGTTCTGTCGGACAAAATATATTGGGCGACAATATATATGTGTCTGCAGATACCACTATTGTTGATCCTGCTGCAATTCAGGATGTCCAGAATGGTAAACGAGAGTTTTCCTGTGGGTATACCTGTGAAGTTCGCCCCGAGCATGGCCGATGGTTGGGTGTGGAGTATGACGCTGTGCAAGAGAATATCTTGTACAATCATTTGGCGATTGTCGATAAGGCACGGGCGGGGGATACTGCCCGTATTCGTTTAGATCATTTGGATTCCGCCGATGGTGTGCTTTTGGACGCATCAGAAATTGATGAAGTGAAGAGGGGGGTAATCATGCCTGAAAACATGAAGACTATAAAGCTGGATGGTGTTGACTACGCCGCTGAAGCTAAGGTCATCGAAGCCTATACGCTTACCAAGGAAAAGATGGATGCGTTGGCGGCTGAGAAGGAAACCCTTGCGGTAGAGCATGCCAATCTTCTGACTGAGAAGACGCAGCTTGAAGCCAAGGTTGATACGCTGACTGATACGGTGGAAACCGCCAACAAGAAGATCGCAGAACTGGAAGCAGTGAAGATGGACGAAGCTGTGATTGCCAAGGCTGTGGAGCGCAGATTCCGAATCGTGGATGCCGTGCGTAATGCTGAGGTTGAGGTAGCTGACGGTGCCAGTGAATTTGAGATGCAGAAAGCTGTCATTCTCAAGGTGTTCCCGAAAGCCACGCTGGATGGCAGGGATCAGGTGTATATCGACGCTCGTTTCGACGGTGCTGTCGAGACTCTGGAAGCAAACAACGATGGTGCAAACCGTGAGTTGGGTGCTGATGAAGGATCGCATGCTGACGGACAAGATACCAAGTCTTCCCTTACCGCTGAAAAGGCTAGGCAAGCGTATCGTGATCGTCTTGTGAATAAGAAATAAAGGAGGAATTCATGAGTGCATATGGTGCTATGGATTACGCTATTCTTGGACTTCTGTATGGGTTTGACAGTCAGATCGAGAGCTTCCCTTGCTCCGCTGATGTAACCCCGGGTAGGCCCGTTTATCAGACCCCGGGTACTCCCACTACGGTACACCCCACCTATGTGTTGGGTAATGTGTTCGTGGGTATTGCGGTTGCGACTCAGCAATCGAAGTTCGCTGACGTTGGTACGTACAAGACCTACGATGTGGTGAACGTGCTGACGAAGGGAAAGATTTGGGTTCAAGCGGCTGTTGCCGTGGCGACTGCTCCTGTTGCGGCTTATGCCACTGCGGGTGGTCTGTTCCACACTACGGCTTCTGGAAACTATAACGTTGGGTGTATGTTCAGGAATGATCAGACTACAATTTCCGGTCTTGTTGTTCTTGAAGTGAACGGCCCGAAGCTCGTTGCGTAAGGAGGTAAGAAATGGACAATCCCAAAATTGATCAGTATCATCTTGACGCGAATGAGTCCGCTTTCTTCAAAGGACAACTTGAGTATATCAAGGTTGGAACCTACGATGTGAAGTATGCCCCCAATAAGGCACTGGGACTCTTCCCTGTCTCGACTGAAGCTGGCCCCGCTGCCACGGAAATTGTTTGGCGCTCGTACAGCAAGGTAGGTCTTGCTCGTCTGGTTGCCGACTATTCGCAGGACTTCCCCCGTGTGGATATCTACGGGACGGAGAACCGCATTTCGTTGCATGACATCGGTGCCTCCTACGGTTACTCCATACAGGAGATTCGCCGCGCCCAGAAAGCGGGTGTTCCTCTTGAGATGCGCAGGGCTTCCACTTGCCGCGATGCCATTGACAACAAGCTCAATGACATTGTGATGAATGGCGATGCTTCTGCCAACATCGCGGGATTCCTCGATTATCCCGGCACTATCGAATTCACCCTGACTTCCGGTGTCGGTGGCAAGACGTGGGCGCTGAAGACTGCCGACGAGATTCTGGCCGATATGAACGGCGTTGTCGAAGGCATTCTCACAGCGACCAATGGTATTGAGTCTCCCGATACCATGCTTCTCCCCCTTGCCCAGTATCTCCTGATTTCTCGCAAGAGGATCGGTTCGGATTCCGATGGCAAGACGGTTATGAAGTACTTCCTTGAGAACAACGTCTACATCAAGCGGATTGAGTGGCTGACGGAACTTGCCACTGCTGGCAATACCAGTACCGCAAGGATGATTGTGTTCGCCAACGACATCAAGCATCTTTCGTTGGAACTCCCGGTTCCTTTCGAACAGTTCGAAGCCGACAAGAAGGCTCTCGCCTATGAGATTCCCTGCTTGGCTAGGACTGGCGGTATCATAATTTACTACCCGTTGTCCGTGTCCTACGTGGATGGGATTTAACAGGCAGTATGTGAACTGTAGGCTATTTTGAAAAGTATACCCTATAAGGCATAACGGTGGTTATACCTTATAGGGTTTTATTTTATGCGTATGTCCGTATGGGCATGGCAATTTTGTTTGGGGAGGATCATATGTTAGTAAGATGGAATGAAGACAGGATCAAAGTAATTGCCAAGACCGATGGCATGGGTATGGTAATTTTGGCTCCGGGGTACACCTATATCGAAGATGCTAACTGGAACAAGGCACGAAGTCTTGTTTTGGCGCAGATTGATAGCGGCAAGATCGTTGAGGAATGGAACAAGATCACCCCTGAACAAAAGATTGATTTTGCGCTGGTCAAGCAGGATGACAAAACGTGGTACGCTCCGGCCACCTTGATGAACCTTAACCGTGCGAAAGCCTTGGAGTTGGTGAAGAACACCTTCCATGTGCCCACTCTTGAGAAGTTGCTGGAAGAAGATACGCGCCAAGACATACGGATTGCTATCATGAAGCAATTGGTTGACGTAGACAAGGGGAATGCTGATCAGCACAAGATGCAGTTGGTTGGAACCTTGGATAAGGTTTCGAAGGCGGTAAAGTAATATGAGTACCCCGGAAGAAATTTTGGCTGTGATATGCCCTTCTCTTGTAGCAACTTCTGGATACTCAGTCTATATTGAGTTGGCTACCAGTCTAACTTCTTCCGGGTACTTCGGGGCCAATTATTCACTGGCAATCGCCTTACGTGCTGCCCATCAGTATACTGTGAATGCAAAGCGTGGTGGTGCCAGTGGATTTGTGACCCAGAAAGTCGAAGGACGATTGAGTCAGTCCTTTGGTGGGTTTGGCAAACTGCAGAGTGAATTGCAGACAACCTCCTATGGGGCACAGTTGTATGATCTGATACACACTCGCCCGGGCGTTGCGGTTTCTGCGTTGGATATTTATGATCAATGTTTAGGTGGTTGATATGCTTTTTGAAGAACAGCAAGAAACCTTGGCATTGTGGCGTTTCACACCTCCCACAAACATATATCTAGAAGACACATGGGCTACGGATTCTGGATGGTCATTGACTGTCGGATATGAAGGCATATCCACAAGTGGGGGCATATACCAATCTGATTTCTTCAGAGAATGTAATGCGAATATTGAAATAGGCATCAACCTTTCAGGGGATTCTTCGTTAATACTTTGTGCGGAAGATGAGACGGGAGTGTATTGTCCATTAGAAACTTTCGTGGCGGTTTCTGGATTGAACACGATTTCCTATTCATTGAGGGGTACAAAGTTTTACACTGGCTTAGGGATCATCTTCAGTACGGGGGTTTCTGGTTTAGTTTCGTATGTGTATGTTGGAGATAAATCCTATGTAGAAAGAAATGATGGTTACATGGATGGAATTTGGAAATATATTCAGGATGTCGCAGGTCGTGTGGAACCTGTCAGTTCTTTTGATTCTTTGAGGAATCAGCAGACTTTCAGTACAGCTTCAGACCGTTTGTATAGCCCTATTGATTACAAATTGGTTTTGCGCGGTGGGGACGCAGTTGTTGATGTCGATGGGATTCAAAGAAAGATTTTGGGACAGCCCGAAGTGTACAAGGGCGATTTCCCCCATGTTGAAGCTGTTCTGGAAAGAACACAGTTTGAGATGGTATCATGAATGTCGGTGCAAAAGTTAAGGTAACAGGAAGATTTCTTAAATTGACTCCTGATATGATTTCCGTACATATTGATACGGCATTGAGGGAGATAGGTCGTCGTGGTGTGCGGATTATGCGGGAGAAAACGGAGCCTCATGATTTCAGTGGTGACTTGACCAATTCCATTATGTGGGCGACATTCAAAGATCGTGGCGCGATGGATAGTATTTCCGGGGAATCCGGGGCAGATGTTTCTGAAATAGCCAGCCCTCCTATGGCTGGTATTGTGGATATGGGATCGGCACTGGAATATGCTGTCTATAGGGAACTGGGATCAGGGGCACATCTTACCGATTATAAGACGGAATACTTCATAGAGAATTTGAAAGAGTGGTGCAGGATTGTTCTGAATTTTGATCCTGATGCGATGGATAGTTACGGAAACTTTGTAAATATGTGGCGCTTTTCCAGATTGTTGGCTAAGATCAGGGAACACGGAACAGAGGCCGCACCGTTTGCCCTTACTTCAGTGGATGAGATTCAGAAAATGGGGTTGTCAGTGTTATTGGTGAAGGAACAGAATTTCTGGGCGTCATTGGCTATATAGGAGACAGATATGTTAGACGGGGATTTGTTGAACTACATGCAAACAGCTTCTGGATTGATAGCGGTAATCCCCGCTTCTGGGATTTATTTGGGTGGGGTAATTTCCCAAACCGCCAAGATGCCGTATGTGGTCATTGATATATTTCCCGGGGTTAGAAATAAAATTGCGAAACATAAAGTGTTGCAAAATAATAGGATAAAAATCACAGTAAACGCAGGCCCAGATCAGAAGAAACAAGGAAGGGTGATAGCTGATAAAGCATTGCGCGTACTTGACTTTTTGCGAGGATCAATGTACGATGTGACGGATTTGGATGTTGTGTGCGGTTCGGTAGGTTTGTCTTATGGAGTCGGCGGAATTCATAAGTACAGTTTTACCGCGAGTATGCGTTTTGTAGAATCAATATGATAGAAGGTAAGGAGGCTTAATATGGCTGTGGTTGATAGACTGATTGGTGCTGATGGAAGTATTTGGTCGATGGCTTTTGGCGCTGCCCTTGTTACGGGTAATGCTGTTTCCGGTTCTTGGTACAAGATCGCCACTGTTTCTGGTGTGGCTGTTTTCCCTGCTGGTTATACGGCTGGTGACTTGGTTATCGGCAATGGTCAGGCTTTCAGTGCCACTAACTCCGCTGCCTTGGGCACCGCCACGCTCGTCTCCGACTGCACGGAATTCAACTGCCAGTTCTCCGGTGCTGAAGTTGAAGTCACGACCTTGAGCGATAACGTGAAGAAGTATCGCAAGGGCAAGATCGATCTGACGGGTACAATCAAGGGCAACAACACGATCAGCGAAATGCGCAAGACTGGTTCCTTCCTGAATAGGTTCCTGCGCACGGTAGCGATGACTTCGGCGTATGTGCCCACGTTCAATGCTCTGTCCGAAACGGCTCTCTATGGGCAGTTCTTCATGAATGACAGCGCGACTTCTGGCGAGACTCAGGTGTTCCTGTTCGGCCAGATCGACCTGTATGGTTACAACCTTGGTGCGGCTATCGGTGATGCGCAGGCTTACGAATCGGGTGTCCGCTTCGTGGGTAACGATCCGATGGTGTACTTCAAGGATAACGCCTAATCCTGATTTTACCGAACCCCCAACGATTGCTGGGGGTTCGGTTATATCTCATCTTTTATAAAGGAGATTATCATGGTATTGACGATTGCTACGAAGAGGGAATTCATTCCCAAGTTCAACGGAAACGACAAGGCCCCTGCGGCTGAACAGATCAAGATTCTGCACAAGGCCGCTACGATTGAAATCAAGGAAAAGCTGTATCCTCGCACGTTCTCCTACGGGGCTGATGGTCATGTTACGGGAACTATGTCTGTGGATCGCAAAGCGATGTTGAGTGCTTTCATTCTGGATTCCGGCCTCATCAATATAGGTTACCAGCTGGACGACCAGAAGGATCATGTGATCAAGGTCAAGTCGGTTGATGACCTGTTCTCGGCTCCTACGGAGTACGATGGTTTGATCGACGAGATTTACACCTACTTCCAAGGGTTGCTGAATGCAAAGGTGAACGAAAAAAACTCCGAATAGCCTATCGTCTTTTAGCTGATGGTAGGCACAAGGATAAGTACCGAAAAGAGAAGGGTGGCGTCATTGTTTATTCGCGTAAATTCGGGGAAGGCAAGGACGAAGAGATTGTTCACGTAACCCGCGATCAGGTCAAAGGTTACGTGAATGATCCTATATTCATATACTATCTGAATGTGTTCCAGACAGTGAAGTTGTGGGGTTTGCCACATGGTTCCAATGGGTGGGCTACCGAAGACGCCTGTTGTATGGAAGCAATCACAGCTTTGGAAATGGAACAACGAGAAATCGAAAATGAACATGCGACTGCAGGACAACCTAAACCGAGTACCGGAGGGAATGGGCTTGAACATTTGAGACAGGGGGCATAGTATGGCTGGTGAGTCTGTTGCTGAACAAGTAATTGTACGATTTATAGCCGACAATGCCGCTTATCTTAAAGGTATTCAGGAATGCCAATCTGCTACCAATAAGTTCATCAGTACCCTCGCAGGACAGACGGATAAGGTTCAAGCGATTATAGGCAATATTGCCCCGGCTCTCGACAAGATGGCCGCTAGTTTCAATAGTGCCCAAGCTGTGATGGCTTCCCATGCTAAGACAGTGGATCAGGTGCAGTTGAGCGAAGCTAAACTTGCCCTGCAAAACGCTCGTAATGTAGAGTCCACAAATAAACTGTCTCTGGCGCAGTTACGCCACAGTGATGTTCTTCAGAAATACACCGCAGAAGTACAGAAAGCGATGGCTATGGAATCCCAAGCTATTGCTTCTGTCATTAGCGCTGAGAATGCCAAGTCCATGCAAGAAACCAAGTGGACAGCTATGTTCTTGATATCGGAAAACGAAAAACAGGCAGCCTTGGCAAGAACAGCAGTCATTCAAAACTTGATGAATGCCCAAGGCACCACTAACGCTGAGAAGATGCGGTTAGCTGAATTACTCTATGCGGAAGAAACAGAGAAAACCGCCCGTACACGTATCAATGCAGAAGCGAAGGTAAACGCTGCAAAAAAACAAGCGGAAGAAGTCACCCGTCGCTCCTCTGAATTGGAGCAGTCCAATGCTTCACGCATGTTCCAGCATTATACCAATTTGGGGGCGCAGTTAGGATTCATTGTTCGCCAATATTTGGGTTTGTTCGCTGTTGTGTCTATGATACGGAATATTGTTGAAACGGGTATGGGATTCAATAAATTCGTGGAAGAAAGCACTACGGCATTTACAGTCATGATGAATAGTGCCACTGGTGCTAAGAATCTCATGCAGGACATGTATGATTTCGCTGTTAAGAGTCCTTTGACTTTCCGAGAGACTGCGGAAGCTTCCAAGCAATTGATGGCTTATGGTTTCCAAGCCAGTGAATTGGTGGATACCATGGAATTGCTGGGTACGGTTGGAAAGGCTGTTGGTTCTTCGATGCAGGATATGGCTTATGTGTATGGTACTCTGCGCTCTCAGGGTCGCGCATACAGCAGAGACTTGATGCAGTTCGGTATGCGCGGTATTCCTATTTATGAGGAATTGGCGAAGGTGATGGGGGTTAGCAGCACCAAGATTCAGAAGTTGGCTGCTGACGGACGAATTGGTTTTGCCGAAGTTGAAAAAGCATTCATTAACATGACAAGTTCTGGTGGACGTTTTGATGGGATGCTCGAAAAGTGGATGGGCACCCTTGAAGGAAAGATGTCCATGCTTAATGATATTATGCAGAAATTTGGTGGGGAATTGCTGGGTCGTGTATTCGATAATGTGAAGAGAGTGGTCGATGAATTGATCCTCATGGTTTCCTCCCCTGCATTTGCACAGTTTGTGCAGTCTATGGCTCAGAATTTGGGGTTGTTGGTTGAGGC